TAGAAGTAGAAACGTTAGAAGATTCGCAAAGAGGCGTAGGAGGATTTGGAAGCACTGGAGTATAATATATTTTATATTTTATAATTTATAAAATATAAAATATCAAATATCAAATATCAAATATCAGGAGAAAAAATATAAGGCTTCGTCAATATTTTGCCTGTATATTCATAGAATATATCTTTATATTCTTCGTTCTCAAATAATTCTAGAACTAACAATCCCGCGTTGTTATTCGCAATTAGGTTCTTAAATATCTCTTTTTTGTAATTTCTAGATAAAGTAGAAATAGAAAAATGTTTTTTAATCATAGAAATAGCCTTCTCATCTGTATTCTTAGATAATTGTATATATTTAATACTATGTTTGTATCTTTCAATAATATTGAAAATATCAATAGCAAAAGAATTCCTACATAAAGCAGACCACGACTTTTTATTGATATTCAATTCAGGATTGATTTCTTGAAGAAATAACATTGCGTCACTTGAATGATTATTACACAATGCTGATACAATTACTTTATCAACTCGCTCTCTTAACATGTCAATTGCCTCTTTACAAGGATTCTCGCAAAACTCTTTCCAACAAATCTTATCAATATTCTTTTTCAATAAAGGAATCATAATAGGCATTTTTGACAATCGTTTCCAATGTTTTTTTCTTAACTTAAAAATATAATTATATTCTCCAATTACAATACTACGACCGTCGTCATCATATCCAATATTTTCTCCCCATACACACGGTTTATTATCGATGATATATTGAACCCATTCTGGTTTTATATGTTTATTTTTAAGAAAACCATTCCAGTCAATTTGATCATAATTTGAAGTTCTAAAAATAAAATCATAAGCATCAGGTGAGTATTTAATGATCAAATTCATAGTAGCAATTTGATCAGGATTTTTATAAAGATGAATTATTTCGCCTACTCTATAATCATCAATGTTATATCTTAACATATCATTCCAAGATATCTTATTTGGATTTTTAAGAAAAAAATCAATTGCTACTGGATTTCTTGATAAAGATTTATATATGTAATCAAATCTCTCTTTTTCATCTAATTCTTCAAACATCTCTATAATATATGGATGGGGATTTAAAGAAAGACTCAACCATGAATCTTTATAATCTTCAAGACACACGGCAATATTATGTTTATTTACCAAAAACGACCATTCTTTTATTTCATTATCGTAAAAAAGTTTTACAGATACAAATGGCTGTAATTTACGATCAATATAAATCTCTTTGTATTTTCTTTCGAATTCTTTCTCTATAAAAGAATTATCAGGAATATCGATGGAGACATATTCACCCGAAAGAGACTTTGCTGAAATAATCATGATTTGGCATATAAAATATATCAAATATATATAAAAATATCAATTTTATAAAAATAAATCAAAATATAGGGGTAAAATTAAAATTCAGTGTTTCAAAAAGATCTTTAACAATTTCATCATGAAAACTTTTTCTATCTAAAGTTTTTAACATATTAAAATCTTCCTTTTTACAGGGATATTTATGTCTTCTTAACAACTGAAATAATATATATTGAGTATTGATAAAGCTCTTTCTGTCAATTTTGCCTGTAAATTTATATTTTTTGTCATATAAATTTGATATTTTATCAAAGTCTTCCATTAGTTTATTTTCAAGATAAGATATATCATCTACTGATTTTCCTGTCATCTTATGATAGATAAGAACCACATCTTCATAATGTTTTGAATGGCCAGTTTCTTTTAAAAACAAGAGAATATGATCTTTAGTTATATTTTGAAAACGAACTTTTTTAGGCATTGTATTATCTCCTACTAATAAACCATGGCGGTCAAATTCATCTTCTAATTGAGCATATACACAATCGTCTATAGAAGCATTTTGTTTTCCTTGATATTGATTCATACAATCTTTAAAATGTATTCTTCGTTCATATGTATATTTACTAGACATGTTAATTCTAGAGATATCTTTATAACTTATAGATTTGTAAGATTTTTCTTCTTGTTTTCCACAGTTCTCACATATTTCTATATTTTGATCAAATTGAATAACAAAAGTTTGGTTTCCGCATGAACATACTTTTTTTTCTTTCTTTTTAACTTTTGTAACTAAATCTTCCAATTCTTTACATTCAATATTATATTTTTTGAGTATATCTAAAAATATTTTTGATACATTACTATCTTTCGAAGATTGTTGAGGTTTTCCCATAAAAGATATTTTTTTAGGAGTCAATGATTTATTAGATTCTATCATTTCAGAAAAATCTATTGTATAAAAATGGATATTTTTTATATCTTCTTGTATTTTATTTTTAAGTTCATTTAATCCATTTATTTTTTCTTTAATATCGCGTTGCACATGAATAGATAAAGTTTTTTCATCACTTTCTATGATAGAATTTAAATCATTTATTTGACAATCTATATCTTTTATATCATCTAGTTTTTTTAACCACATATCTCTTATTTTTTTATCAATATTAAAAATATCTATTTCCATCTTGTCATTTTAATTTAATATCCTTTTAACTTGATAATTTTTTTATAAAAAAAATAAATTTAGACGATAAATTTTTATATAAATTTAAAAAAAAAATCTCGTCTATAATAAAAATGTCTATATGCACATCCAACTTAACATCCGGTTTTATCGATCTTGCCACTTATGACGAACAAGAGAAATACTTGTACGGTGGCCCTGATGCTGTTGCCTATTTCGTTCGCGAAATCCGCAAGGCCACTTGGTTCACTCAAGTCCCAGTTTGCCTAAGCTCTCGCTCAGGTCAACCAGGATTTGGTCAACAATGGTCTGTATCAATTTCACGTGCCGGTGATTACCTATTATACACTTGGCTACGTCTAACCCTAAACGCTGTAACTGCTGCTACCGCCAACGCCACCGTCGGCGGTGCTGCTAGTTGCAACGGCGCCAACCCATCAGGCGCCCAAGATGGCAACCATGTTCTACGTTGGTCTCGCAACTTTATGCACAACGTTATTCAAGAGTGTGCTATTACCTTTAACGATTTAGTCGCTGCTCGCTTTGACAGCTACCATCTCGATTTCTGGAGCGCTTTCACTGTCCCAGCTGGAAAGCGCAACGGTTACAACAATATGATTGGTAACGTTGATGCTCTAGTTAACCCAGTCGCCATTGCCTTCCCATCATTAAACCAATGCTTAGGAGGACCAAACAACGACATCAACGGTGCTACTGGTGCTGTCAATGTTAACGCTCAAGGTCAACAAGTTCTACCTTCAGCCACTCTAAACCTCCCACTACCATTCTTCTTCTCACGTGATTCTGGTCTAGCTCTACCAACTGCTGCTTTACCATACAACGAAATGAGAATCAACTTTGCCTTCCGCAACTTATCTGATTTACTCATCGTTGACACTTACACCGCCCTCCCTGATCAAGATCCTCAATCAGGCGATTGCGGTTTCTGGTCATCACGCCCAGCTGTTCAATCAGATCTTGCCAGCAGCATGGATTCAGTCATGGGTCCAGTCAATGTATGGGCTAACTATGCCATTGTATCAAACGATGAGCGTAAGAAGATGGCTTGCGCCCCTCGTGATATCCTCATCGAACAAGTCCAAACCGCCCCAGTACAAAACTACAACCCAACTACCTCAACCCCAATCGACATTCGTTTTTCACATGCCATCAAGGCTCTATTCTGGGCTGCTCGCAACATCACCAACCCAGCCGCCTGGTCCAACTACACTACCAGCCAACAATTACCACTTGGCCCAGTCGATTGCGTATCAGTTGATAACGCTATGTTTGGCGTCGTTGACTTTAACTCTGGTGCTGATCCAATTGCATCAACCTCTCTCATCTACGAGAACACTCAACGTCTATACCAAATGGGCTCTGATTACTTCTCTCTAGTCAACCCATGGTACCATGCCCCAGTTATCCCACTAGAGACTGGATATCACCTCTATTCATATTCTCTAGATTTCTTCGCAATTGATCCAATGGGATCGACCAATTACGGCAAATTAACCAACGTGTCAATTGTCCCTCAAGGATCGGCTGATGCTGTCAGTTCTTTACAACCCCAAGCTGTCGCTTCAGGTGGTGTATTTGCCGGCAACCAATCCTACAAACTACCAGTCGCCCCTCTACAGGGCACTGTCACCCCCGGTTACGGCGCTAAATATTGCTTCGTAACTACCGCTGTAAATAATAATATTATCAGAATAAGCGGAGGTAAACCCAAAATTGTGCCTCCAACAGTGAGCTGCTATCTACGATGTAATATCTCGTGGATAGAAAAACAGTGTAAGATATT